TCAGGACAAACAATACAATCTACTTATCAGGGTTTATTAAAACTAGCTGATTCAACAACTGGTATTACTGATTCATACCAATCTATTGAGGATGGATTAGGTAATAACACTGGCATTAAGGTAAAAAATAATTTTTTATCACAAATGAATCAGTTATCAATTGGGACATTACCAAATAATTTTTTTGGTGTTGGGATAACTGTCGGTGTTGTGGCCCTTAGTGCTGGTGTTCAAAATTTAATAAATGGTCAATTATTTTATGATTCAGGTCTATATCAATATTCAGCTATAACATTTAGTCTTAATTTAGCAACAACAACTAGTGATACATTTGAATGTGCTTTTTATACAGCACAAATGGGACCAACAGGAGTATGTGCAAAAGATGTAATTATATCAGGTATAACGGCCTCAACTACAGGAAGCGCTGGATTAAGAACCTATGTATTTCCAAACTATATTTCTTTTTCAGCAAGTCCAGGAATGAATATGTATTTGACTAAGTATTCTAATTCAGGTGTAACCCCAACAGTTAGATTTAATAGTGCAGCGTTTGGTATTCAAAATGCTTATCATATTTCTAATGCGTATGGGTTTCAAATAAATGCTGCCGGTAATGCAACAAGTATAGGATTTAAGGCTGCTTCTAATTCGGCTGTTTACAATGGACTAACGACATTTAATACTACTTATAATCCATCTGATTTTTCAGATGTACTAAATATTGGTGGACTTAATGTAGGATTTGTTTTACATACGGTTAAATAAAATAATATATGGAGATACTATTTGTTTTAATAGACGATAAACTTGACGCACATTATATCATAACTCACGATGTTGATAATAAGAAAAAATGAAATAAATAATCCAATTGCTACTGTGTCAATGAATAAGACATTAAGCAATCCGTATTATCTTTTTTCATTCCAACACATTGCCTCTAAAGAAAGGGTTAGTTTCATACCTCAAGTCATAACTTCTAATTGTCGTTATGATAAGTTTAGGTTTATTGAAGGTCCTACAACCAATCTATCACAAGTCCCTCCTGTGGTGTATTTCCCTTATTTAGGTCAATACTATTATTCTATTTATGAACAAGTTACTAGTGGGAATACAAACCCTGCATTAGCTTATAATAAACTTGAGAGTGGTAGAGCTATTGTTATTGTTGGTAACGATAATCCTGATGATTGTTTCTTTGAACCATATATTTCTAATGATGAAGATTTTGCACAGGTGATTTATGTATCTGAAGAAGAACAAGATTGTATTGATGCTGTTACTCCTTCTGTAACTCCAACTAATACACCAACAAATACACCGACAGTTACCCCAACACCTTCATAAACAATTATAAAGAATAATATATTTATAACTAATGAGCGATAATAAACAAAAATATGACTTTGGAGTAAGTGAATTTAATGCTGCTTATGTTCCACAATATCAAGAAGTAATAAAAAGTAAGCCGTGGGTATTCTACGGTGATGATAACATTTTTCCAAATCATTTATTAGCTCTTTATCAGTATAGCTCAATAAACAGAGCTTGTATAAACGCAATTGACTATGGAGTTAAAGGAAAGAACTTAATTGTTCTTGAAGGTGATTCTAATAGAATTGGAATGGCTAATAGAAGTGAAACAGTTTATGATGTTTTCCAAAAATGTGCATTAGATAGAGTATTATTCGGAGGATTTGCATTGAATGTAGTTAAATCTAATGATGGTGGGATTGCAGAATTTTACCATTCAGATTTTAGTAGGTTGAGAGCAGGTAAAGAAGACGACTTTGGAAACATTGACACATATTTCTATTCAATAGATTGGAAGAACCCAACAAAATATAAACCACTTGAAATACCAGGTTTCAATATGTCTCCTGATAGTGCACCCTCACAAATAATGTATTTCAAAAGATATTCACCATCAATGTCGTATTATCCACCACCAGATTATTTGGGAGGTGTTACAACTATACAACTTGATATTGAGGTTAAGAACTTCCATCTTAATAACACACAAAATTCTATGATGCCAAGTATGGCAGTCATATTCAAAAATGGTGTCCCTTCTGAAGAGGAGAGAGACATTATGTATAGACAATTGGAGTCAAAATATGCATCTACAAATAATGCTGGTAGGTTCTTTTTGTTTTATGCAGAAACACCTGAAACAGCACCTGAAATAATACCAATACCAAATAACGCATCTGATGCATGGTATGGTAATATGGCTCCACAGATAGAACAAACAATATTAACTTCACATCGTATTACATCACCAATGATTCTTGGCATTAAAACCGCAGGACAACTTGGTGGAAGAAATGAAATGCTTGATGCGTATGACTTATTCTTGGAAACAGTTATTAGGCCAATACAAGAAGAAATATTAAAAGGGTTTGAAAAGGTTTTATTCTTAAGGGATAAACAACCTATAAACTTGGGAGTTGAGCAAAACCAACTTCTTCCAACAATAGAACAAGATGTTGTTGGCAAAATTCAAGGGATATAATGGCAACAGTATTATTAGTATCAGAAACAAAAGTTAAAGCTTTCACCACAATCAATCAGAATGTGGATATGGCTTTATTAACTAGTTGTATCTATATGGCACAAGAACTTGGTTTGCAAACCTTGATTGGAACGAAGGGGTATGACTATTATATGAACTTGGTTAAACAAGTTCAGTTATCTGGTGGAACAATGAGTCAACCAGATAGAATTATGTTGGACGAATATATTGCCCCATATCTTATTCATCGTGCATATTATGAGGCAATGCCTGAAATATTTGCAAGAAAGATGAATAAAGCTATTGTTGTGGGTAATACCGAACAAGGTAATTCTATTGATATGAAAGGTATGGCTTATCTAAGGGATATAGAACAAGGTAGATACGAGTTCTATGCACAAAGAATGCAAGACCGCCTTAGGTCATTTCCAAATGACTATCCCTGGTACTATTCATATTCTAGTCAAGATGGTATGCCAAACTCTAAACAAACTTATTTTTCAGGTATTCACATTGAACCAGGTATAAGATACCCACCAAGAAGAAATAGTTGGTATGGTAATTTAAGAACTTATCAAGGTCCAGAGTATAATGCTTGTGTTGATTGTTAATATAACCTATGGAAAACTATATTTTACTAGCTTCTAATATTATAACTGGTGTAGCAGCATGGTTTGCCGGTAAGAGAAAAGCTAATGCTGAAACAGATAATCAAGTTCTAAGAAACCTTGAATTATCTGTTAATTTATATCGCTCCATTATAGACGACTTAAAGAAAGAAATAGAAAGTTTGAATATAAAGGTTCAAGAACTTGAATCAAAAATAGACGAATTACACGAAGAGAATAAAAGATTAAAAAATTCATTATAAGATGCCAATTCCAAAACCAAAACCAAATGAAGATGAACAAGGGTTTATCTCAAGATGTATAAGTGAACTATTCAATGAATACGGACAAGAACAAGGTGCCGCTATTTGTTATTCAACTTGGAGAGAAAAGGACAATATGTCAGAAATAGATTTTGCAACATTACCTACTAGTGACTGTGTTGAGAAACATATGTCTTTAGGTTATAATGAAAAAGATGCAAAACAAGCTTGTTCTGCTTTCAAACCAGTACCAGAAGACCAACAAGGTGGGGTAGTTGGATTTGGTAGAGTTAAGTTTGAATATCCACCAATGGCAAAAGAAAAAATGAATGACTATATGGCCAGATGCATGGCAGATTCAGTAGTTAGGGAGAAAAAACCTAATCGTTCAATAAGAGGTGGATTTTGCTGGTCTGAATATCAATCAAGATATATTGGTAGTATTGGAAGTAATTGGAAATAACACCAGACAAACAGAAACAACCCTTCCTTGAATTATTTTAACATTTTGATATCTTTGTATGATGGAAGATAATACACCCAAAATTAGAAGGATTTGCTCAGCGTGTGGTGCTTCAAAGTTATTGAAAGATTACATTAAATGTGTCCAATGTATTGATGGTTATAGACCAAGATGTAGACATTGTATTTCTAATAAAATAGAAGCTGTTTATCATACGCCAAGAAAAAAGTTAGAGTATGATGATAATTTATCAATGTATGGAGTTGGAAAAGATGCTTATATTGAAATGTATCAGTTTCTTGAAAAGATTGGGTATGATTTAACCAGACCAATAGCTGAACAATTTGCGGAAAAATATAATCTAACTATAAAAGAAAGATGTAAGTTCAAACAAAATAAATATAATCCAAAAAATTTGGGATTGATTTGATATTTTTGTTGTATTTGATATATTTATAAATGTCCCTCTTCACATTAAGGACATTAAAAAAATTATTGAAACCCTTGTATAGTAATTCTTGAAGTGAAGAGCAAGAATGAAATACAGGGGTTTTTTATATTATGAAAGATAATAGAAGTACAAAAGAAAGGGGTTTAGTTCTACCCAAAAACTTCGTTGAATCATATTTGAATGATTTAACTGATGAAGAACAATTAGGTATCATAAACGCAATATTCACTTGGTATATGACTGGTGAAGCACCTGAAATCCAAAATAAGATGGTTAGAGTATTGTTCAACACAACATTAGGTTTCCTTGAATCATCCAAGAAAAGTTACGAAGATGGTAAAACTGGTGGAGCACCAAAAGGAAATAACAACGCAAAAAAAACAACCCCCCTTGTTTTAGAAAACAACCCCCCTTATTTACAAGAACAACCCCCTTTGAAAAATGAAACAACCTTAAGAGAAGAGAAGAGAAAAGAAGAGAAGAGAAAAGAAGAGAAACTAGAAGATAATATAAATGAAATTAATTTTTTTAATTATACAAATAAACCAACACCAGACATTGAAGATGTATTGGATAACTTATTATTAAAATTAGGCGGTAATGGAAAATGATTATTCAATTTTGTTAGAATCAGATTGGAATAAAGGCAATGATTCAACAATGAAAGCAATGGATAGAGTTTATATGAATCAATTGTTCTTAAAGAATTTACATAACTCTCTCAAAGAAAAAAAAGAAGTTATAGAAGAAGAACATATACCTGGCGGCTTTGATGATTGATTTTTACTAAAAGCGCGATATTTATTATAAATTATGGAAAACAAGAATAAAAATATAGTAACGATAGAAGACATTAGCCTTATCAAGATTGAGAGGAAATATAACTCTGGTCACAAAGAAACTTATTACTATAATCTCAAAGTTAGCGATATTGATGAATTACTTTTGATAGAAACAAATGACCCATTACCCAAAGATATTATTGGTTCAAAGTTCAAATTCAATAAAGATAAAACAGAAATAATTGACTTTGCAATTATTATGTAACATACTAAGAGGGGGGAAGCCATTCTTACTTAAGTTCCCATGTTCATTTATTTTTTTTTTACCCCCCTCTTTTTTTTTATGACTTCAACAAATTCATTATATAATTTTTTAGAAGTTATTGTTCAAGACAATTTTACTTATAACTTTCCCATCAATGAAGTAAGACTAGAACTTATTAACTTGATGATGTCCCAAGATGAATTTATTTATTTTATGCAACAAGCACACAATAAGCTTGTTAATTCACATGGCAAAATAACCGCCGATATTTTTACAACTGTTGTGTATAAGGACTTTGATGTTGTAAATAACGACCCAACGCAATTAGAGTATGTAGATTTCGTTTTAATCCTTGATTCAATAATAGATAAGCTTGAGAATTTGAGGATAACCAGAGTACCTCCAAACTCACCAGATTACGAGGTGCTTTCTGTTATGTCTAAACATTAAATCTATTTAAAAAATATTTTTTTGTTGTATTTGACTTTTGTTGCAATTGTGCTATATTTATAAAAAAGAAATAATATGGGACAGACAAAACGACTTTACGAAATGAATGAGCAACTTATCGGAATTGATGACTTTGGTTATCAGTATGAGCAATGGTTAGAAGAAAGAAGGTTAGAGAATTTAGAACTCCAATATCAAGAAGAAGTTGGAGCTTATCAAGAAATGTTGGGGGATGTCAAATGAAAATACAGGAGCAAATAATAAATGTTGAAACTGGTAGTGAGTATTGGAAAATTTATTTTGAATTAACTAATAAAAATCAACTAACACTTTCACAATGGGAATTAATAAATAATCAGATAAATAAAATAATTTACGAATTAAATAAATAAAAATGGCACAACAAGACACACAAAAAATTATCGTATCGCAGTCAATGATGAAGTTTACCGCAGATTACTTAAAACAAATAAACTTAAATTTACCACTAAAAGATGTTATTGCGATTACTAATGTTTTATCGGATTACTGTGTTAATGGTTACAGCAAAGATATTGGTTCAAGATTGGATGCAGTTGATAACTTCATTAAGGAAAAATTTGATGCAAATGCATAATGAGCAATGGGTAAAATCATTTAGCTTTCCAAACTATGAGGTAAGTGATACTGGAAAGATAAGAAGATTAAAAAACCAAAAAGAACTCAAGTTAACAACAAATAGTTCATCTTATGTTGTTGCTAGAATCTATTATAACAAAAAGAAATATACCAAGAGTATATCTAAAATGGTTTGGGAAGCATTCAATGAAACCAAATGTACTGAGACAATAGACCACATAGACAGGGACAAATCCAATAATGCATTATCAAACTTGCGTTGTATCAGTTCTAAAGAAAATTCTTCAAATAGAAATATTTATCGTAAGAAGTATCAATTAACAAATGATATAAAAAAAGAGATAATAAATAAAATTAAGAATGATAATGTTAGTACAGTCAAGATATGGAAAGAGTATGGTGTACCAACAAATTATATGAGTGTTATTCTTAAGAGAGGTTCTTGGAACAAATTTTTAGATGACAAACAAGGAATATAATAAGTTCAAAGAAGTAGCAATGAAAATTTGTGGAGGTGACGAAAGAACCCAAGATTTATTCCACGATGTATTATTACAATTAAGTTCAAATGAGAAATATAACCTGCTTGAAGAAAAGAGCAGGTTATATTTTTTTATTAGAACAATGACTAATCAGTTTTATTCAAACAACTCAGCATTCTATAGACAATACAGAAGAATGGCTTTCAATGAAATAACAAATATGTCTGATAAAATAAATGAAGAGTATATTGATACACCAGACATTCAATGGATTAAAGAAACATTAAGTAATGAAACAAAGAACAATCCAAAATTCTGGTATGAAGAGGGGATATTCAACTTATACATAGAACATAAAAAGATAGAATCATTACATAGAAAAACCAGAATACCAAAATATTCATTAAGAAAAACAATAAACGAAATAAAAGTGTTTCTAAAAATAAAATGGGAGGAACAAAATGGTTAAGTTAGATAAAAACGAAGTTAAAGCAATCAGAGAATTATTAGAAAAAAATACCTACACACATAATGAAATAGCAAATATGTTTGGGGTTACAAGAGGTCACATAACCAAAATAAAAAATAAAAAAAGGTGGAATATAATTTATGGAAAAGAAAGTCAGAGTTAATGCAAAAAAGAAAGGTGAGTTCGTAAGTTTATCAGATGAAGAACTAGTCTTTACAGAATCAACAAAAGAACCTTGTGAGACATGCAAAGAACCAAAAGAAATAGAAGTTAAAATGGAAAAATATACAAAACAAGAAATGGATTTGGCTATGACTATGGTTGATAGATACAATTTAACAAGACAAGAAATTGAATGGTTAACAAATCTAAATAACAGGGTACTCAACGATAGGAAGAGAGCTGGTTGTGGAAAGTGTCTAGTTCAAGTTAAGAAGAACTTAGCAAACGCATATCAAAGATTATACGGATAGTATAGACATTTTTGTTGCATTACATATTTATTAATATAAACAACGAACTAACAACGAGTATGCCAAACCCAGAAAACCTAAAAGCGTTAAAAAAAGGTTATGACCCAAGAAGAAATCTTAAGGGTAGACCAAGAAAGTGGATATCTGAAATAAAAGAACAAGGATATGCATTATCTGAAATAACAGATGCAATCCAAGTATTGATATCACTAGACTTAGAACAATTACAGGATATAAGAAACAATCCAGCATCCACAGTATTGGAGGTAACCATTGCATCAGCAATTATAAGGTCAATACAGAAGGGTGATTTGAATTCAATAGAAACATTAATCACAAGAGTATTTGGAAAACCTAAAGAAGAAATCAAACAAGATATAAACATCACTAACCATGTGATAAAATTAAAATTCGGTAATAAAGATGGAGAATAGTATATGCGGAATACATTGTTGTTTGCTTGATAAAGAAGGAAGTTGTATGTTATGTCTATTAAACAGAAATCAATAAAATATGCCAAGAAGTAAAGTTAGAGACGGAAGAAAAGCTCACAACAAGAGAATCAGACACAGAAAGTTGATGAAAAATCATCAAGTATTAGCAATCTCAGCATTGAAACAAAAGATATGGGATGAGGCTAAGGAAAGATACGAGAAAGAAAAACTTGAGAACAAATGATATGAGTTACAAAAAAGCACAAGGCAGAAGTGATTTTTTCCAAACACCAAATTATGCACTTGAACCAATTTTGCAATTCATAAATAAAGAATATTCAATTTGGGAGCCAGCATCAGCAAATGGTAATATTGTAAATTATTTTATTGATAATGGTTATACAATAACAGGAACAGACATTACCAATAATGTAAACTTTTTCAACACAGAAATAGATTGTGATTGTATTATTACCAATCCTCCATATTCTATCAAAGATAAATGGATACAAAGATGTTATGAACTAAATAAACCATTTATGTTGTTATTACCAATAACAGCATTAGAAGGAAAGTTTAGACAAAAGATGTATAGTGAAAAAGGACTTGAACTTATTTTGATGAATAAAAGAATTAACTATGAAACCCCAAGTCAAAAAAAATCAAGCGCTTGGTTTGCATCCGCTTGGTTTACATATGGGTTCAATTTACCATCACAAATAAACTTTGTTGAATTACAAAATGATTAACGAACTTATTGTTGAAGGTTTTACCCCCACATCAAAACAAAAGGAAATAATAGATGCTTGTACTGATGATACAACCAAATACATTGTTGGATGTTTTGGAAGACAAGCTGGTAAATCATTCACAGCACAAAATCTAATACTCAAGTGGGTATTAGAAGACAATGGTTCAGTTGCAATGTGGGTATCACCGGTATATTCCCAAGCAAAAAAAGTATTTACAGAATTAGTCAATTCAATTGCAGGGACCGGATTAACAAGCTCTGTCAATAAGTCAGAACTTGAAATAAGGTTTATTAATGGTTCAACATTATATTTTAGGTCAGGGGAAAGAGAAGATACATTACGTGGTTATACATTAACTTATTTGGTTGTGGATGAGGCAGCATACATCAAAGACAATGTATGGAATGAAGTATTAAGACCGACAGTATTGGTTCACGGAAAGAAGGTATTGTTTATTTCAACACCAAAGGGAAAGAACTGGTTTTACAATATTGCAATAAGGGGAGGTTCGCCAGAATACCCCAAGTATAAAACATTCTATGCAACTTCATTTGATAGTCCTTACATAACTAAAGAAGAACTTGAGGAAGCAAAATTATCCCTACCTGACAAAATATACAAACAAGAAATATTAGCAGAGTTCATAGATGATGGTGGTGAGGTATTTGGAAACTTGAAATTAAGTTCAATAATGAGTGATTATGCTAAACAAGAGACAACAGAAAAATATTACGCAGGACTAGATTTTGGAAGACAAAATGACTACACGGTACTTACCATACTCAATTCAAAGGGAGAAATGGTTGATTTTTATAGAGAAAGACAAAAGAGTTGGGACATCATTATATCTGAAGTATTGGTTAAGTTAAGAAAGTGGAAACCAGTAGGTTATGCAGAGGTTAACTCAATAGGTGATGTGTTATATGAAACATTAAGAAAACAATATTCAAACATTCAACCCTTCGTTACAAATAATGATTCAAAGCAAAACATTATTGAAGATTTAATAATGGGGATGAATGAGAACAAGATTAAACTACCATCACAGACATTAAATGCAGACCTATACAAGGAGTTATCTGTTTTTACATACGAATACTCACCTAAGACAAGAAGAGTTAAATATGGAGCTCCCAGTGGGTTCCATGATGACTGTGTTATATCACTAGCATTAGCATACCATTCATTCAAGACAAAGATAAATTATGGCAAGTATGTCATAAGATAGTTGTGAACGAAATAAACCAAAAATATATTTTTTTATAGATGATTAAACATACGATAACATACCAAGACAAAGAATATGTGGTGAATGAACCATCTATCCAAATATGGACGAAGCTAGACTTCTACAAAGACATTTTGGATGACAATGATTTTGTTATCAAAATAATCAGTGAATCAACTGGTTTAACTGAAGAACAAATAATGCAAGCTGACTGGTTTGATATTCTACAAGTAGCTTCAGGTTTATCAGAACTATTATTAAACATAAATGATGACTTCCACCCTGACTTTGAGTTTGATGGGGTTAAGTATAAGTTTATTGACCTCCCCAATTTAACATTCGGTGAGTTTATTGATATTGATTCGTTCTTACAAAAGAATGAAGCAGAAAGAAAGAACCAATTAAACTTTTTGATGGCATTATTTTACAGAGAAGTTGGTGAAGATGGTAAGGTGGTTAAGAATGATGGGGAACTATTACAAGCAAGAGCAGAGAAGTTCAAAAACCTACCAGTAAGATATGTGCATGGAGCTTTGGGTTTTTTTTTGCGTTTAGAAAAAATATTACAAAAACCTTCACTAAGATTTTTGGTAAGGTTGAAATGGATACAGATGAAGAAGAAATGGAACAAAGCGAAGACGAAAGCTTTGCAAAGTATTGGGGGTGGTTTGGCGTTTTGGCGACCCTCTCAAATGAAGACATCACAAAAATAGGAACAATCATTGAATACCCATTAGTATTCGTATTGAACTATTTAACATATACAAAAGACCTGCAAGAAGTTAGGGAACAAAAGATGAGGATGGAACAGGCTAAACTAAAAATGAAACAAAGATAAAATGGCAGGAGTAGGCAAATATAACTTCAAAAAAGTAACTGACTTATTAAAGCAGTTATCACATTATCACGAACAATTGCAAGCGTATGGTATTGGTGATATCAATCAACTAATATACTATACCGAAGAAAGGTTAAAACAAAATAATACAATTAACAACTTGGCACCATACTATCCCCTAATGTGGGTAATACCACAAGTAGCTACTACTGATGGTAGACAAATGGTATATGAGTTTGATATTTTGATTATGGATATTCTCAATGTTAAAAACTTTGAGAATGAAATAGATGTGTGGAGTGATACATTGGATATCTTGAAAGATGTTATTGCACAATTAAGATATTCGTGTGATGAATGTTATACTAATTGGGATGTAGATTATCCAGTTCAGATGACCCCATTTAGTGAATCGTTTGATGACTATGTGTCAGGTTGGACTGGTAGAATAAAACTTAAGATGGGTGATGCTATTGATAGGTGTGATGCACCTTATAATACTTTCCCACCTTGTCTAGATAATCCTGGTTGTTCGTGAGTGAAATAGATTTGGCAGTTTTTAATCAGACAATGGAGTACTTGGCGAATAAGTTTGCTGAGGAACTACAGAATGCATTAGAAAAACCATATCCATTTGCACCAGGTTATAAAAATCAAAGGGCACCATTTGGTGTATCCCCAAAGATAGCAACAGGTGGTTTAATCGGGTCAATATCATCAACATATAATCCAGCAGACCAAGAGATAACAGTATCAATGGCTGATTATTGGAGGTATGTAAATGATGGTAGAAAACCTGGTAAGTATGCACCATTACAATCAATAAAGGATTGGATAAGAGCGAAGGGATTAAAAGGTCGTAATAAAAAAACAGGAAGGTTTATAACCAACGAAAGTTTTGCGTGGGGTATAAACACTAACATAAAGAAGTTTGGTATTGCTCCAACATATTTCTATGATACAGCATTTACCAACTTTGAAAAGTATTTTGAAGATGAGGCAATACAAGCATTAGGTATTGATATTGAAACATTCTTTGAAAAAGTATTTGAAGAAAACATATAAAAATGAGTATAACACTTGATATAAGCCAATCACCTATTTTGATTAGTCCATCAAACACTAATCATATCTACAATGTTAGAACCACAGATAGTGGTTATACATTAACTGACTTCCAATACATTTGTGATGTGTATGAAAGACCATCAGAAGTTGATTGGAATAATAACAATTATGCTAACAGAATAGCAAGGTTGAAGATATTACCTAACACATATGGTAATGCAATTTTAGACCTTGAGGAGATTGTTAGAACATTACTCAATGCAAACCCAAGATTTACGGGAAGCACATATCCATATCTAAACCCCGCATCTGATGTGAATAAAGTAATCACATTAGCAAGTGGGGAAGCAACCATTGAATATAATGGTAGTAACTTATGGGATAGTGGTTCACCAAATGCTTCAGTTGACCAATTATGGCATATCCAAGAATATAGAGCAATGTTCGGTTATTCTTATTTGTCAGGTAATTCAATTGTGGAAGTAGTAGATGTAATCGCAGAATATCAACCCCAATCAGTTACCATATTTCCTGGTGTTGATAATAAGTTGATACCAGCACCATTCTTAACAGGAGCAACACCAGTTACAGGGTCAACAGCAATAGGTCCCAACTGGTTTCAATATAATAACCTAAATCATTTATATTATGATTTATGGAGACACCAATATTTTTCAGGACAATCACACACAGATACTAGTTGTAGTTATGATGTAGATTATTGTTCCCCATCAGAATTATTAAATGCTGCGGGTAGATTATATAAGATTATTTCACAGCCTGATGTAGTAGATACAAGAGTAAGAACAAGAAAACATCATCCTGATTGTCCTATCATAGTTTCATTTTTGAATGGGAAAAACCCTTATTTTGTTAATGATATCTATAGTTTAGCTATCCGTGCTAGTGATTCTGTTCACGGAAATTACACTTATTCAGCAGAAACGCTAAATAGAATAGATACTGCATTACCTACAGATATTGAACCAATAAATTCAAGATTTAAGATGGGGGTATTCTATCTCCCATATAATGTAACTGATGACGGAACAAATATTATCCCAACTGATGCAGAGAAAGTTTGTTTCTATGGAACTTCATATCAAGAAACAAAAGATGAAAGATTAGCATTCTCAAACAGAACAACTGAAATATTGGAGTTTGTAATGCAAGAAAGAAGCTGTGTAAATATCCCCGTTCATATATTATTTTTGAATGGTAGAGGTATGTGGGACACTTATACATTTGGTGGTAAGACAGCAAAAACTTTGGATATTACAAGACCAAGTTATAGACAAGAAATGTCTTTGAATAAGCAATTCTACAATGTAGGTTCTTTTCAAAGGGGAACAAGAATATATGAACAAGAACTAGAAGAGAATTGGGAATGTCAAACTTGGTATATGAGCCAGAATGATGTTACAATTATGGAAGAAATATTTATGTCTCCCGAAGTGTATATTATTGACGGAACAGTTATTAAGGACCTATCTTGTGTATCTTGTCTTAATGAAGTTAGATTATACCAACACCTTATACCTGTTGTTATCAAAGACAAAAGTTTCAAGGTATGGAACAAGCAATATGAAAAATTATTTCAATATAAACTAACTCTACAATATGCAGGGTTTAAGAGATATAGAACGCAAGGATAATGAATGTACAACTAATAACTAATGTAGCTGGTAATCAAGAATATATTGAACTATATGGTAGTGAATCATTATCATTAGATGTTTCATTTGCAGAAATACAAGATATTACAAAAAAGAATTCAGCATATACAAAAGAATTTAATGTTCCTGGTTCAAACCAAAACAATTATATCTTCAATTACTTTTTTGACTTTAATCAAGTCCCTTTGGATTGGACACCATCAAAGAAGTTTGAAGCTTGGATTACATATAACAACTATATCATTATGTCTGGTTATATCAGATTGAATTATGTGAATATAGATAAAGAACAAAAAACCTACAATATAACATTTTATAATGGGGTTGGTGATGTTGCTGCTAACATTGGTGATAAGTTTATGAATCAATTGGACCTATCCCATCTATCTCATCCAATGAGCCCAAATGTATATCTTAATTCAACACTTGACCCAAATCTTTTTAATATGAGTGGTGTAACAAACTATTCATATCAAAATGGAAAAACATATTGGGGATTATTTAATATTGGTTATAACTACTTAACCAACTTTTCAGCATTAACTCAATTTTATCAGGCATTCACTACAAGTTCAATTTCCATCAATGGTGGAACAAAAACAGCGACATTTCCATCACCAGCACCATTTCAAAGAGGTGATACAATCAGATTAACATATGATACAAATAACTGGATACAGGGTATCGTTCAAACAAATAATTTAACAACAGGAGTATTAACATTTACTGCAAATTTAGCATTGGGAACTGGTACATATACATCTTGGAACTCATCGTTAATTCTACCTGAAAACATTGCAATTACTGACCCTAACTCAACACCATTATTAGAATTTAATGGGGATATACCAAACTATTTTAGTTTCAGTGGAACTCCTGTAAGAAACTATTATTTCAAACCATCAATACAAGTAAAAGAACTTTACGAACAAATATTTTCACAAGCTGGTTATGAAATAGAATCAAACTTTTTTAATACATCTTACTTTGAGAAGTATTATTTACCTCTCAAGTTTTTAGATGAAACAGTATATACAAAAGGTTCACAACAACCTTGTTTTGATTTTTCAGGAACATCAGATAATACGGTATACATTGACCCATACTATTATGCGAATACCTTAACTGCTGCAACTTGTAATAACATACCATTCAGTGCAACCACAACTGGTTTCACAATAGATGCAGCATTTGAAGGAAGTTATATTTTTCAAGTCATTACAAACTATAATTTAGAAAGTGATGATTTTAATGGTGCAACATTTGGTGGGGCATTAGTAGTTAATGGAAGTACCCAATTCTTCCTTAATGCATCACAATCAGCTGGTGATGGTATAAACAACTATACTGATACAGCTTTAATACCATTGAATATAAGTGGTAATACTACTATCAGTTTAGCTTATGACCCCAACTTCAATTCATATCTTAACACATATAGTTTTTCAATTTATTTTGCACCAAGAGTTATTATTGGGAACTTTGATTATGCTAGTGAGTTTCCTGATAATGATTTCAAACAAATAGAATTTATAACTAGTGTTAACAAATATTTCAACTTTGTAGTTGTCCCTCACCCAACCAAACAAAATACTTTAATAGTTGAACCAATAATTGATTATATAGGTAAAGGTGAAGTTATTGATTGGACTGATAAAATAGATTGGGATAGTACCATATCAGTTCAACCAACATCAAATTACCTTAATGGTACATTAGGTTTCAACTTCAAACTTGATAAAGACCAAATTAACCAACAATTTAATATTGCGTCAAATAGAATATTTGGAACTTATGAGGTTCAGTTAAATCAGGACTATAAGGACAATGTTATAAACTTTGATACAGTATTTGGTTCACCTACTGATGTTGCTGTTAATAATAGCAACCAACCAGCAATGACTTTACCTTCTATGGCAACATTGAAGACAGAAGAAGTTGGTGGGAATCCAATACAGAAATTTAACCCATATAAAATATTACCAAGAATAATATTCAGGGGACCAGTAATACCAAACGATAACTGGTCTGTACCATCAACAGGTGGAACTGAAACTTGGTGGGCTGAATCATACCAAATAGATAGGTGGCAATCTACAAATAGGTTTAACACATATCCATTTAGTTATACAGGTTTCAGTCATTACATTAACTTCAATGCTGCTAACACATATAATTCAACTGAAGATGTATTCCCTACACAACAAGATATGTACGATATCTACTACTATGATTATGTAAGTGATATTGTAAGTCCTGAGAATAAGTTAATTAGAGCAAAAATATATCTAACGCCTTGGGAAATAGGGAGCCTAAGATTTGATGAAAGAATTATTGTTAAAAACAATTATTATAGAGTTAATAAAATCTCAAACTATAACTTAAGTGAACCAAGCTTATGTGATGTTGAATTAATCAAACTCACAAAAAGTTATACCCCACATCCTGTAAAGTATTTCAGATTAGTTTCTTGTGACCCATTGATGGAAGTTTTATACACAAATACTGACCTGAACTATAACTTATACGCTTATGTAGGGAAATATGTTAAAATCTATAATGATAATGGAAGCTATGTTGATTGTTTTGAAGTTCAAGACGATGTTCCAACACCTAATGTAGATTATTACCATTATTTTATTGGTAGTGGTTATACAAGTTCAGGTGTAGGTGTTTATGATAACTGTGGTTGTACTGGTAGAACTTCTTTTGACATTGTGCAAGAAACATATTCATAACTTATTTTTATAAAACTAATATTTAATAGTATATGCCATTTCCTCCAACACCTAGCAATACTCCGAGTAATACTGCAACACCAAGTAATACTCCTTCAAATACACCACCAGTTACTCCATCTAATAGTTCATGCTTTCCTGCAAGTCCTACTCCTACCCCTACTGAAACCACAACAAATACTCCTACGCCTACCGAAACACCAACAAATACACCTACTTCAGTAACTCCAACCCCTACTAATACATTAACACCTACTCCTACTCCTACCGCTACTTCAGGATGTGAATGTTATTACTATGATGTTGTTACTTATGAAGAAGATATATTAAGAGCAAGTGGTAATACTGGTACTAATCTGTTCAGAAATGGGTTAGTTTGGGTAAGTTATAGAAATTGTGATGATAATGGATTCACAGATGCTACATTTGATAATACTGAGAGCCCGTATCAAAATGCAATATGTGTTAATGGTTTAGAACAATACAACCCACCAACAATTTTTATTTGGCAAGATAATGTACAGACAACTGAAATATTGTCATTTGTTGTCAAAGGTGGTTGTTGTACCCCTCCACCAATAACTGTAAATGGTACTGATATTTTGGTGAATGACTTTTATTCAACTCGTATTAACAAATATGACCCAATAACAAATGAAATAACATATTTGTTTAGTGCTGCAACAGGAAGTTATAGTGATATTGCAGCAACAACAAATAAAATATTTTTGAATAGTTCAATTGGAAATATTCTACAATATAGTTATACAGGCAGTCCTAATTTTAATGTTGTTTATGATACAACATATACAGGTTTTCCACCAGACGGAGTTGGATTAACAGCAAAAGATAATAACTATTTATATCGTGCTTATAATGATGTTAAGTTATTAAATTTATCAGCAGGTACATATTCAACTTTATTTAGTTTAAGTGGAATTTGTGATAGTGGTGAATGTTATACAAGTGGGGATATTGCTTGGAATTCAAGTAAAAATCAATTTGCAATTACTTATTATGATAATATAACATTTGATTTTGGAATTGCTTTAGTCAATTCAACAGGAGGTACTTTATACAACCTTAGTTTAAGTGGTTTTAGTGATACAACATATCCAGATTTAGTTAGTTCATATGGTGTATATGCCTATAATGATAAAGTTTGGATTGGAACAAATTATTTTTATTTATATGAAGTTGATTTTACTGGTTCAACAATAAGTTTACCAATCCAACCAAATAACTTAGCGTTACAAACAATATCGGGAGCAAATAATGCAACAGAAAACATAAATTGGGATTATTAAATTATAAAAAAAATGAGATTAGCAATAAGTCCGACCCCATCTAATACACCGAGTAATACTCCCTCAATCACGCCTAGTCCAAGTAGTTGTCCTGGTACTATATCTTGTATGGAAATAGGAACTGGTTTTAATGCTCAGGTAGTTTCTATTTTGATTCAACCAAGTGGAAAATACATTGTTGGGGGTCAATTTAGTACATATTCAGGAGTATCTTCAAATAAGTTAATTAGATTAAATAATGATGGTTCGGTAGATAGTTCATTTAATGTTGGTTCAGGTATAATAGGGATTGGTATTACAGCAGTTAGAGCAATAGCATCTCAAAATGATGGTAAAATATTAATTGCTGGTGTTGGTACTACGAATTATGATGGTAATGTAACAAAAGGAATATTTAGATTAAATAATGATGGTTCAATAGATAATACATTTGCACCAGAGACATTCAACAATGGAACAGGAGTTAACTTTAGTAATATTGCTCTTGATTCAAGTCAAAAAATATATGTGGCTGGTGCTATGACATTCTATAGTGGAAACTCACAAAATGGTATTATTAGATTAAATCCAGATGGTTCAAAAGATACATCATTTGATATTGGAATTGGATTTAGTGGTAGTCCAGATACACAAGTAATAATACCCCAATCTGATGGAAAAATATTTGTTGGGGGTCAATTCACTTCATATTCAGGTGTTTCGGCCAATAGGTTAATTAGATTAAATAATGATGGTTCAATAGATAATACATTTAACTATGGAACAGGATTTAATGGAGCTGTAAGGAATGCCGCACAACAATCTGATGGTAAATATATTATTGTTGGTCAATTTACAAGTTATTCAGGACAATCAGCTAATAGAATTGTTAGATTAAATAATGATGGTTCAATAGATAATACTTTTGATACAAGTGTTGGGTTAAATGGTAATGCTCAAACTGTTTTGATACAATCTGATGGGAAAATTGTTGTTGGTGGTCAATTCACTGACTATTCAGGTGAACAAGCAGTAAGAATATGTAGATTAAACACTGACGGTAGTTTTGATACGACATTCAATAGCGGAGGAGCTGGTTTTTCATCATCTGTTCAAACTATTAAACAACAATCAGATGATAAATTACTAGTTGGTGGTGCATTTAGTACTTACAATACTTTTATTGCGGTTAATAGAATCATTAGATTAAATACTGATGGAAGTTCCAATATGTGTTCTGAAATACCTTATATACAATTTACAGTAACTTCAGGAACAACTGCAGAAGAAGCTTGTGCTTCAACTAATCCATTTATAATTTATACACAACCTTTTGATGATTCGGCTTGTAGTGATGACTTGAGTGGATGGGCTTGTCTGCCACAAGACACACAAGGAGCTAGTCTTGACCCAGACGGAACAATAGATATACCTAATGGGTTTTATGCATCTGAATTTCAACCCGGAGTTATAGGTGTGTATGAATTTGATGGTGACTTTGGTAATTGGAGTATATGTGCTGGAGCAACTCCTACCCCCACAATAACTCCTACAATTACTCCGACCCCTACTCCTACTACTACATCAAGTAATTCAACACCAACCCCTACTCCTACTAATACTGAAACACCTACAAATACTCCTACTAATACTGAAACACCTACAAATACTCCAACTAATACTTCTACCCCTACTCCTACACCTACTAGCGGAACTGTAGAATATGATGTATACACTGCTGATGAATATAGTTGTCCAGGTTGTACTGTGTTAAGTTCAGGTGTTTTAGTTGCGTTTCCTGCAGGACAATCAGTCACTATTGGTAGATGGTATCCAGATGGAGGGGACACATCACATTCATATTTAATAACTGGAACATCAACAGGAGCTGGTTACATTTTAACTAATATTTTTGGCTCATTCACAAGTTGTGTAGCGGCTTGTGCAGTATAAGTTGTAGATAAATTTAATGAAAGGTATATTTTATAGTATATGGCAAAAGAAATAGTTTTTAAGTTTAAGGTTGAAGTTGATGGAAAACAAGTAGAACAAACAGTAAGTTCTATTGATGGTTTCCAAAAAAGAATATCTGACCTTCAAACCAAGTTAAATTCAGCACCATTAGGCTCCAAACAATTTCAGGAACTTCAGAAAGAATTAAAGAAAACTGAAGGAGCTTTTGATGCGGCAAAAAGTAAAAATCAATCATTTCTTGATAACTTATCCCAAGCTCCTGGTATATTAGGAAATTTGGGACAATCAATTCAAGGTGCTGGTAAGTTATTCAGTAGTTTTAATAATGTTCTTAAGTTCTCTTTCTTTGGGATACTAGCCACACTTATTACGAAGGTCGTGGAGAAGCTATCACAGATGGAGGGAGTACTTGACCCATTAACAAAAATAACGGAGATATTCTCCACTGTAATAGGTAAATTAGCTAATGTAGTTATGAAGCCCCTATCATTTATTATTGAAGGGGTTGCATCAGGTTTTGAGAAACTTGGAAATATATTAGGTAAGATAACTGGTGATGGTGAAACATATGGTGATACATTAGGAAAAATTAGTGAAGGGTTAGACCAACTAGAAGATTCACAAGCGTCTTTTGATTTACAACTTCAAAAATCCAACAGAGCACTTGCCGAAGCTAGAGAAATAGCAGCAGACCAAACAAAATCATTAGATGAAAGGAAAAAAGCCCTACAAGATGCAGATGCAGTTGAAAGGGATTTAGCAAAACAAAATAGAGAAAGAACTTTACAGAGAGCAAGATTACAAGCACAACAATTAGCCGCTGAACTTGGTTTTAATGAAGAAAGAATTAAAGCGATAGGTAAGTATGATGCAAAAGCATTAGAAAGTTTTACAAAAGAAGTTGATGGTTTCAAAGGACTTAATAGAGATAAAACAAACGCATTATTAGGTTACATCGGACAAGTTGAAGAAATATCAGCTCAAGAAGCAAAGATAGGTAAGAAAACAGCTTCAGCAGTCAAAGCATTAGACAATGAAGAGAAACAAAGATTAGAGACAAAAAGAAAAGAAGCCGCTGATGCCGCAAAACAAAGAAGAGCAGACCAAATAAGTGATTATGATAGTCAGATAAAATTATTATTGACCTTCCAAAAAGATGTGGTTAATAAAGATGTTGCTTATTATGAAGAACTTAGAACCAAACTACAGGACTTCTATACAAAGAGAAATGCATTAGAAGACAAAGATAAAAAGTTAACTGCATCCCAACTAAAGCAGAGACAAATAGACCAGAAGAAAGCTATTGAGGATGGTATTAAAACTTTGGTTGATGCATCTGATAAGACAAGACAATTAGACGAAGAAGTTATCAAGTCAGCAGATGCGGTTACAAAAGCAAAACAAAAACAGACAACTGATATTATTGATGCGACAATAATGTTGCAACAAGAACAAGATAAGCAATATGAAAAAGATAGTCAAAGGTTGACTAACTCTGTTGAACTTGCAAAAAAATTATATGGGGAAGACTCAGAACAATATAAAAATGCAATCATTGCAAAGAATAAGTTAGACGAACAATATTACAAAAACAAGGAAGCTAACAATACCAAGTTGGAGGAAGCCCAAAAAGCAAGAAACGAAAGAATTACTGCTTTAGATAAAACCCAACTTGATGCACAAACAAGTAACTTAACAGATGCCTTACAGAAACAACTTGTGGCTATTGAAAATGATGGTAAACAAAAAGTTGAAGCATTCAAAAAACAACTTGATTCATCCGTAGCGTTAGGTGATATTACTTTAGAAGAAGCTAAAAAGAAACTTATAAATTATTCAACAGTTGTAGCTCAAGGTGTTGAAGAAGCGACTAAGAAAGCAGTAGGTCAAGACTTCCTTGATAAACTCCAAAAAGGTGTTGATACTGCTTTATCTGGTGGTGAAGCTTCATATTCAAAAACAGTTGAGACAATTAAAAAGTCACAAGACAAGTTAGATGAAGCTTATAAGAACGGACAAATTACTAATGATGAATATACTAAAGCTTCATTAGATAACGAAGCAAAGTTAACCGCAGCAAAACAAAGAAATATAACAGCGATAAATGGAGCAGCTGCTGCGACATTAGCATTAGCTCAGGCATTTGGTGAAGAAAGTGCTGCTGGTAGGGTATTGATTAAAGTAAACCAAGCTTTAGCACTTGCTTCAACAGCATTAGCTTTGGCTGAAAGTATTAAAGGTCTTGGTAAAGATATTGCTAAAGGTTTTCCTCAAAACTTAGTAGCGGTGGCGTCAACCTTGACTTTGATAGCAACTGCGTTTACCCAAGCAAAAGCTTTGTTTGGTAAAGCAAAAGCAACTGCTGAAACAAGTGGACCGGAAGAACCTCGTAAATTAGCGAGTGGTGGTTTTGTATCAGGACCTGGAACGGGAACTTCAGATTCAATACCTGCTAGATTATCCAATGGTGAAAGTGTTATCAATGCAAACTCAACAAGAATGTTTGCCCCATTGTTATCAGCAATTAATCAAGTAGGTGGAGGTGATGCCTTCCAATTCGGTGGTATTGTTTCAAGTAGTGATATGAACTTACAACAACAAAACCAAAGCCTTATAGGTGCTTTATCAGGACAAGAAGCACAACCAATAAAAACTTATGTTGTAGCAACTGATATGACCTCACAACAAATGTTTGATAGAGCCCAAAAATCACGCTCTACACTATAGTTTTTAACTAAATAAACTATTTTGATATTTATAAGTAATGACTCCAAAAATTATAGAACTTATTATTGAAGATGGGGATGCAGAAGCTGGCTTAGATGGTATTGCATTAGTTGAAATGCCAGCACACGAAGCCAACTTTGAATATTTTTCACACGAAGAAAGTAATACACATTATGTATTATCTGATGAAGAAATACCTAAAGTATTACAAATGTTTCAAGCTTATGGTGAATCTCAAGGTTCTTTAGAAGAACAAGGGTTTATTCTCCATTCTGTCGTTGAATTAAATAGACAAGAGTTTCAAATATTAGCCGACCCAAATGCTCCTTCAGCTCAAGATACCCCTGATGTAAAATTCAGATACAAATATGTAGGACCACAAGACAAAAAAAATAGAACATTCTGTGCAGAGATGATGAGAGCTAATAGAGTTTTCAGAATTGAAGATGTGATGGAAATGAGTAATCGTTCAGTTAACCCTGTTGGTCCTGATGGTTATGATATGTTCCTTTGGAGAGGTTCATTTAACTGTAGACACAGATGGGTACAACTTATTTATAAAAATCCTGGCACAATTATCAATAAAGCATCTGTTAGAAAAGGTCTTATTGATGAAGATGATATGCCAGGCCCCGATACAAGAACCACTGCTACAATAGCGGCTGGAAACACCCCTCCAAGAACGGGATTTGCTGCATCTAATCCTGATGTTAGTGCATTGCAGCCTTATGTAGACCAAGTCACAGATGAGGTTGAAAAAGCACCCGTATTGGCAGCTCAGGAAGGTAACATCAATGTATTGGGTTATCTTACTCGTTTCTTCTACATATGTCCTGGAGCAATAGAATTGTTCCAACACTTGATGTCAATGCCATTGAATGAAGAAACACAAGGTATGGTTAGAAGTGCAGCACAAGTTGCAGATAATGTGTTTAGAATAGAAGATGAGGTAATTAAGAGAGGTTCTGCAACATTGGATGAACTAGTCCAAGCACAAATACTAGTTGATGATTTCAAAGATATTATGCGTGAGGTAGATGAAGAAGTTGGTATGATTCACAATACCACATTTATGGATGGACACATTATGAAGATAGGAGAACTAGTTCAACAAAAAATGGCTGGTTTAGAAGATGCATGTTGGCCAGGTTATGAAGCAATTGGAATGAAACCCGGTCCTGATGGAAGGGATGTACCTAACTGTGTTCCAATAAAGAATAAAATGTCTATTGATATTGAGATAGAATGTGATGAATGTGGATGGGAATGGAGCTATGCTGATGGAGGTGATAAACCTTTTATTTGCAAATGTGGTTATGATAACACACCAACTGAAATAGACGAAGATGGTAATTATATTATTAGTGAGTTTGCTAGCTTTGATGATTACCCTGAACTTATCCGTAAAAATGCGCAAAAGGTATTAGATTATATTGATAGAACTGGTAACCCCAATAATTGTATGACTCAGGTTGGTAAAGTCAGAGCACAGCAATTAGCACAGGGAAAACCCATTTCAATAGAAACAGTTAAGCGTATGAAAGCTTATATCACAAGACATCAAAAAGATTTACAAGTAAGTAAGTCATATGATGATGGTTGTGGGTTATTATCAATGGATGCTTGGGGTGGAATTGAAGCTTTGCCTTGGGTTGAAAGAACAATAAATCAGTATGAAGAAATGAATGCTGAAACAGAAATGGTTTTTTCAGTATTTAATAATGAACAAAGGCTTGTTGTAGGTCCTGCAATGATACCTGATAAGATGATTATTAGGAGAGATGAAATAACAGGAAATATTTATTATGTCTATTTCACATCAGATACCATTAAGAAACTTCAACAGAAGTTTATGATGGAAAAACTACTTGATAAGACAAACATAGAACACCAAAGAAAGTTCTTAAGAAATGTTGATGTAGTTGAGAGTTGGATTGTAGATGATGAACAAAAAGATAAACAACAAGTTTTTGGTATGAGTTACCCTAAAGGTACTTGGATGATATCAATGAAGGTTAACGATGATGAAACTTGGAGTAAAGTTAAAGATGGTAAATTAAAGGGGTTTTCAGTTCAAGGATACTTCTTAGAAAAAGCTAAATTTAACTCACAAGACCAACATTTAATAGAAGAAATAAAAAATATTCTGAAACAAGTTGTATGATGAATTACCGAGATGCTATAAGAAAAATAAATAAACTATTTGGTTTCCAAAAGTTTAACTCATATAAATTAAAGGACTCTGACCAAGAGTTAGTTTTGCATAATGATTTGGCTGTAGATGAGCCTGTCTATATCATAACTGATAACGGACAACTTCCTGCTAAAGATGGTGAGTATTTACTTGAAGACACAACCAAAATAAAAATTCAGGACGGAAAAGTCCACGAAATAAAATACGATATGGAAAAGAAAGAAAGCTTCGTTGAAGCCGCTTTGAAAGATGGTACAATCGTTAAGTCAAATACATTTGATGTAGGCGAGGAAGTCAAAGTTGTAAGTCCAGATGGTAAAGAAGTTCCAGCACCAGACGGAGAGCATGAATTGTCTCTCAAGGATAGTGAAGGAAAAGAAGTACTTATCAAGATTATAACTAAAGACGGAAAAATCGTTGAAAGAGAGAATGTTGAACTTCCTATGGAAGAGGAAATGGGTATGATGCCTGACCTTTCTGTTGGAAACGATATCATTGATAGCGAATTCAAAAAAATTATGATGGAGAAGATAGACGGTCTAGTCTCCAAAGTTGAATCTATCGCTGCAGATTATGAAGATATGAAGAAAAAAGTATCTAAATTCTCTAAAGAACCAGCAGGTGAGCCAATTAGACAATCAAAGAATGTAATTGCTGATTATGAAAGTGTTAAAAATAACCACATTCAGCAGTTAATTAACATCAGAGCTAACGCTATGAACAAAAAATAAAAATAAAAAAAAACCCAAAAATTATGGCAAATAAGAAATATGATTTCGGTTTTAATCTTTCATCCCTTGCAACTTACACAGACGAAGTTGGTGGTGAATTGATTAGAAGAGCTATACTTGAAGGTGAAACAGCTAAGATTATCAAGGTACAACCTGGTATCAAAGGGTCTCAATCAATCAATTTGCTTGATTCTACTTTGTATGTACAGGACGGAACTTGCGGCTGGACTTCAAGTGGTGCTACAACTTATACACAGAGAGACATTGCTGTGTGTGCTTACAAAGTTAATGAAGCTTTGTGTCCTGCAGACCTTAACGATTACTGGTTAGGTCAACTATTAACTCCTGGTTCTTACAATGAATCAGTACCATTTGAGCAACAAATTGCTGAATTGAAAACTGCACAGATATCTCAATATATTGAGAACATCATGTGGCAAGCTTCTTCTGCTACAACTTGTTTCTCTGGTTTCAAAGAATTGTTTGGCAAACTTGGAACTGGTACAACTACTGTAACTGGTGGTATTTCATTGAACGGTCAATCACCTATTTCATCTGTTTCAGCTTTGACTCAGGTAGATGCTCTTGTTGAGCAAATCCCTGACGATGTTGTTGATAGAACTGACTGGGTTGTTTTCATGTCACATGCAAACTACAGAAAGTATTTGATTAACTACAGAACAGCTAACTACTTCCATTTCAACCCTGAGAACTCTTATCAAGATTTCAAAACCTTCCATCCAGCTACGAACATCCTTGTTCACCCAGTTGGAGGTTTGAACGGTTCTAATCTTGTTGTATTAGCTCCAGCAGGTTATTTGGTAATGGGTGTGGACTTGATGTCTGATTCTGAAACACTTAAAATGTTCTACTCTGTTGACTTTGATGAAGTTAGATTGAGAAGTAACTTCAAAATTGGTGTTCAGGTTGCATGGCCTCAGTTCGTAATCACAAATGGTCTATCTTAATAAACACAAAAACTAAAATTAAAACACTATGAGTTTATCAGCATGTTATATTACTTCTAATATCTGCAAAGGATGTAGAGACAATGTCGGTGGTATTCAAGCCGCATATGTAATAGCTGGTTGTGTAACTGGTACAACAGTAGATGGCGAAGGTAAGATTCTTACAATCGGAGCTACAGGTGGTACAGTTTATAGTTATGTGTTTGAAAAGAATACAAGTACTTATGTTGAAGCTATCAACGCTTCAATAGAGAATGGTACAGTATTCTATCAGCAAGATTTGACTATGGTATTCTTTAAGCTTCAACAAGCTATTAGAAACCAATTAAGATTACTTGCTCAGAACACTAACTTGAAAGTGATAGTTGAAACAAATAATGGTTCTTATTGGTATTTAGGTGAAACCTTTGGTATGACCCTAAGTGCTGGTAGTGGTGAATCAGGAACAGCTTATGGAGACAGAAATGGTTATTCAGTAACCTTGACTGGTCTTGAAGCTGAACCAGCTAGAGAACTAGCTAACCCACTTGACGAAACATTTGTTAATCTAACACTTGATTCTTGCACAGCTTGCTAAGATAAAAATATAAATGAAGGGGGTGTAATAGCCCCCTTTATTTTAATTTAACAAAGATTATGGCTAAAACTTGGGGAATTCCTGGAAAAAGACAAACTTATTTATCACCTGGCGAGCAAATTGCAAAAATGCCGAAGGTGCCTTTGAATGCAAACCCGCTACAATCGTGGGACTACAAAAAATCTAAATATAGAAGAATTGATTTGTTTCCAAAGGCAGTTTCAGAAAACACGCAACAAGGTGGGGTAGTTGGACTTCCTTCATCTGCGCCAACTCCTGCTATTTGTTCTGTAATAACTTTTTCCACAATTGGAGATGTTGACCCAGTATTTCAATTTACAGATTGTAATGGAGTCACACATCAATTTAATGGTCCTCAAGGTTTTTCAGGCGACTACTGTGGTGACTTTAGTTCAGCCTCTGTTGTTTCAGGAGATGGTAGTGTGGTAGATAATGGCGAATGTTCTGACCCAACACAATATAATCCAATTTTGATTAGTTTGGGTTATAATGCATCTACACCACTTAATTCATGCTCTGCTTCAACAATAACTTATTACTTACTACCGAATAGTTTATTAGAAATAGGAACTACAATATACACAGATTATTCACTTGATTCATCATTTTATGCTCCTGACGGTTATTATTCTGATGGAACTGATGTTTATGAAGTATCAGATGGAGTAGGTCAGATAATATCAATACAAACTTGTAATCCTGAGTTATGGAATACAAACTCCATTGATTGGAATAATGAAAGTGGAACTTGGAATACAATTTAATTATAAATTATGGCAACATTATCAGGACAAACAATACAATCTACTTATCAGGGTTT